TCAATAATCAAATTGCCTGTGTTATAGGTGTTGGTAAATTTAGCAAACAAATATATCTTAATACAAACAGATAATATACCATTTATAGCTTGACATTCTTGTAATTCTCCTGTATAAATAAGAGTGTGATGCTTTCAGGTCACATTTTAAACACACACACAGGAGAATTATAATGTTAAAAGATATCGGATTACCGGAAGTAAAATTCAACAAAAACGGATATGAAATCCGCACAGAAGTCCTCGATATGGCCAAAGGTCTTATCACCGAGGAATATCACTCTAAGTTTCAAGGTTGGGAAATGTCAACCGCTAAAGATCCAAGCACAGGCCAGTTAGTCACCACAGTTGGTATGCCAGAGTTCCCAGGACTTGATAAAGTTTTGGAAGCTGCAGAAAAGATGTATGCTTTTGTTAATACAAGTTCAAGTAAAAAATAAACTGGTAAGTGGTAAACATTAAAAGAGGTCTTGACAGGCCTCTTTTTTTATTGTATAATGGACTCTTATTATGATTAAGGTGAAACTATGAGTACCAAAATTCAGTTGTTTTCTGTGGCACAAAGGCATTTCTTTGATAATGCATCCCAAACCGATATGAATCTTGCCAAAGACTTTTTCGTCAAGCACGCTTGGGGTCCAAATGGTTGTCCATTCTTCCTAGAAGTTCCATGGTTAAATGTTCCAGATATGCTTAAAGATAAGATTACGAAGCATTATCTTAACATAAAAAACTAAATAGTGGAAGCAGCATCAATTCTTCTATGGAAAAATAAACATGAAATCTAAGTTAGTAACAAATACGTTTGTTAGTTTAATTACAGTAATGTTATTTACAGGTGCTTCTGTTGAAGCTAAGAAGCTTGGAAGTGGTAATAGCGTTGGTAGACAGTCTAGTACAGTCACTAAAAATCAAAGCAATTTACCTGCCAAACCAGCTACAGCACCAGTTAGTGCGGCAAAACCTGCCACACCAGCACCCGCACCTGCTGCACCGCCATCAGCATTTGGTGGTATGGGAGGTATTTTAGGTGGCATAGCCGCTGGTATTGGTATGAGTTATCTCTTTTCCCATATGGGTTTAGGTGGACTTGCAGAAGGTATTGCTTCAATGATAAGTGGTTTATTAATGTTTGGTGTTTTATCTTTAATTGGATTTTGGATTTACAAGAAATTCATCCGCAAAGAACAAACTGATATAACACCTGAAAATGACGTAACAGGAGTACCAGCAAAAATTCAGTAAACAAATAGTGAGCAACATAGGTATTATGCCAATTATTGGGTCAATTTACTAAGGAGAGACCTAATGCAGTTAAGTATAGTTGGTTGTCCCGATAAAGAGCGATTCAGACCTTATGTGAAGCGTGCTGTTAATTTTTATACAAACGAACTTATATCCAAAAAGTTATTGGAAAACATATACTTGAAGATAAAGTTCAGCAAAACTTTAGATGTGCTTGGTTATGCCGAAGTGAAAGAATATAATAATTCTGGTAAACCAAGAGAATTTGAAATAGAATTAAATTATCATATTAATGGTCCGGATATATTAAGAACTTTGGCACATGAACTTGTGCACATCAAACAGTTTGTTTATGGTGAAACCAACGAAGCCTTAACACGTTGGAAAGGTAAGAAAGTTTCTAGTGATATTGATTACTGGTTTGAACCATGGGAAATAGAAGCAAGAGGTTTAGAATTGGCACTATTCACCAAGTTTGCTATTGAGGAGAAGCTTTGGAATGTGTTTAAGGATGTAAATAATCTTGATGAACCAATAGAAGTAGAACCCATAGGCTGGAAAGAATACAGTTAAAATAACTACAATTTATATAAATTAAACCCTAGTCTAATCCACTAGGGTTTTTTACTTCTGTAAGTCATTGATTTTAAATGATAAAAATAATACAAAATAACGCTTGCCTTTTCCCTTGGTTCGTGTATAATGGTACTATTAATTGAGAGGAAACTAAATGAAAACAGAAATATTAAGTAACCAAGCTTGTGTTAATTATATCAATGGTCGTTTACATTTGATTAAAGAATTGATTGCTGATGAAGCTAAGTTTGATAGCATTACTAGGGAAACAGTTGATAAACAATTTGAAAAGATTAAAGAATATTTGAGTGTTGTATACACTAGAAAATAAAAGATTTACTCGGTTCGTCTATCGGTTAGGACACCCGCCTTTCACGCAGGTAAGACCAGTTCGATTCTGGTACCGAGTACCAAGTTTTATGCACCGATGGCAGAGTGGTTTAATGCAACGGATTGCAAATCCGTAAAATCGTAGGTTCGAATCCTACTCGGTGTTCCAAAGTATACCACAAAGTCTATTGACAATGTGTATATATAATGATATACTAGTATCTACTGTTGAGAAACAGCAAAACTTCCGTCTCTCTTGGAGACCCTGTAACCGGTAAGCAGGATTTTTAGTTTAGTGTTATCAGGGTATCGTTAATAGACGTATTAACTATGCGGGCCTAACTGGCGAGGGACAGGTCCTGATATAACTGCTTAGTCGCTATGGGATGGAAGCACCAGACCCCTAAATTGAGCAGATAACACTAAATTAAGAATATGCGGTGGGTTGGAGAACAGATTAAGCTTCCCGTTTAATCATCTTTGTGCAACTCAAAGACACCGCTCCAGATTTGCGGGATTAGTTTAGTGGTAAAACGAAACCTTGCCAAGGTTTAGTTGTCAGTTCGATTCTGTCATTCCGCTCCAATATATGAATAAAAAAGAAGAAGAAATTAAAACTGAGTCCAAAGTACCTGAGGTTAAATGGGGTAAGTATTTGACACCAGAAAAACTAACTGAGTTATTAGATAAAGTGTATTCGCAAGTAAACAAAGAAAAGAAGTAACTTCCGCGGAGTAGCTCAGGGGTAGAGCATTGGACTCATAATCCAGAGGTCGTAGGTTCGATTCCTTCCTCCGCAACCAACTGGAGATTATAATGACCTGGAATAAAATTTATAAAGATTTTCAAGAAGGCGAATCATTGGAGGATATTGATCCTGTCAAACAACAGGACGATAAGCATGAAGATGAGGAGTGGGATTATCTAGCTAGAGAAATCGAGCGGAAGAAAAAAGAGAATGAACAAATAGGCAGAGGCATTGATCCAGGTTATTAATAGAACCGGTCTATTGAGGGACCAGTTATAAAACCATTCATCATAATTCCTGGATAATAATGTTTTACCATATACATCACACACCAAGCTTGATAGTCTTTGTATAGTTCTGTATAAAAATTATTTAGTGTTATCATTCTTGGTTTTTTCATCCTTAATTTCACGCATCATCAACACAATATTAATTTTTTGGTTTAATCTAATCAAATCATTATCCAACATTCGTATTCGGTCTATCAGACCAATTAAAACTGCACTAGCTTCACCTAAAACTGGTTTAACTTCTTGTGTAGCCCATTTCCAAACATAAAATATAAGATAACCCATACCACCAGCGGCAATAATTGGAAAGCCATATTTGTTAATTAATTCTGCTATATCGGCCATTAATCTTTCCTTGCATCGGTTTTACCATCGGCTCGTGCAATTCGGTCAACATCAGGTTTTACACCCATAGCGCTTGACATTAGGGTATCAATTCTGATAACATCATGGTTCATTGTTTTAACACGATTATCAAGTCCGGTAATAATACCACTTAATGACTTGATAGAGGAGGTAACTCCAGCTAAAATGAATTTTACTGTTAGGAATACAAAGTAACCAGCAGATATTGCTGCAGCAATTGGAAAGCCAACCTCAGCAACTAATTTGAAAAAATCCATATTTTTATATTGACATTTATTGGTTATTCTGATATAATCAATAAATCATCGTTATAAGTATCATACATGGTTATTTATAACGATTATTTTTGAAAAGGAAAACATATGGAAATCAAGATATTAAAGCTTATTACAGGTGAAGAGGTACTAGGAGAAGTTGAAATTGAATCGGAGACAGAGGTAGTATTGGTAAACCCTGTTGGTGTAGCCATAGTTCGTGGTAAAGATGGTCAACCGAATGTTGGTTTTGCACCATTCCCAATGCACGCCGAACAAAAAACAGGATCAACCATTGCCTTTGCTAAGAGAAATGTGTTATACTCCTATGTTCCAGCAAAAGAATTTGTAGATAATTACAATCAAATCTTTGGTTCTGGCATTGTACTTCCTAATAAACAACTAATTGTAGGTTAAATTTGAATTTTTATACAAGCGTTCAAAGTTTTAGTAATTACATCCTCTATAGAGGCGTTAAAAATGGCAAGAGAGTGAAGGAAAGAATTGAATATTCTCCTTCACTTTTTATGCCTTCCAAACGTATAACTAACTTTACAAATCTACAAGGTGAGTATCTTGACCAAAAGATATTTCCTGATATGCGTGCGGCTAGAGAATACATCAAACAATTTGATGGTGTATCCAATGCACATATGATTTATGGCCAAACTAGGTATGAGTATGCCTTTATTGCTGATGAGCATAAAGGTATGGTTGACTATGACTTTGATAAGATATCAGTTGCCGTAGTTGATATTGAGGTTGGTTCTGAGAATGGGTTTCCTGATCCATATGAAGCCAACGAACCAATCACAGCCATTACTATGAGTTATCTAAATGGTGAGACATTTGTGTTTGGTTGTGGAATCTATGAAGTTCAAGGTAAAGAAATCTATGTGAAGTGTAAGGATGAACATAGCTTATGTAAAAAGTTTCTGGAACTATGGGTTAAAAAATGTCCTGATATCATTACAGGCTGGAACTCCAAGTTCTTTGATATACCATATATCATCAATCGTTTTCGTAAGATACTTGGTGAGCCTGAAACTAAAAAGTTATCACCATGGAATTTTATTGGTGAGCGTAAGACAGTCATCAATGGTCGCCAACAGATTGCATATGAAATGCTAGGTGTGGCCGCACTTGACTATATAGAATTATACAGATGGTATGCTCCTGGCGGTAAGTCACAAGAGTCATATCGTCTTGATGCAATTTCACAGGTTGAGTTGGGTGAAGGTAAGATATCTTATGATGAGTATGATAACCTACACACATTGTATCGGTTGAATTATCAAAAGTTTATTGAGTATAACATTCGTGACGTTGAACTTATCCTAAGATTTGAAGATAAGTTAAAACTACTCGAACTGGCAGTAACTTTGGCATACGACACCAAATCAAACTTTGAAGATGTTTTTGCACAGACCCGTATGTGGGATGCGATGACCTATTCCTATCTCTTAGAAAAGAATATCATTGTACCACCTAGAGTTATCAAAGAAAAAGATTCAGCCTTTGAAGGTGCCTATGTTAAAGAGGTACAAGTTGGACTACATGATTGGGTTGCTTCATTTGACCTGAACAGTTTGTATCCACACTTGATGATGCAGTACAATATTTCTCCTGAGACATTGATTGAACCTCAGGACTATACAGAAGAAATGCGTGAGATACTTTCACAAGGCGTTTCTGTGGATTCTTTATTAAAGAAATCAGTTGATACTTCTGGTTTGGTGAACGCAACATTAACACCAAACGGACAATTCTTTCGAACAGACATCCAAGGCTTCTTGCCAAGAATGATGGAAGAAATGTATACAGACAGAAGCAAATTTAAAAAATTAATGTTGCAAGCTAAGCAAGAATATGAGAATGAAAAAGATGATTCTAAGAAGTATGAGATTGAGAAACGAATTGCCAAGTTTAACAACATCCAACTAGCAAAGAAAGTTTCACTAAACTCCGCTTACGGTGCTTTAGGTTCTCAGTACTTTAGATTCTATGATTTAAGAATGGCTCTTGCTGTCACCTTAGCCGGTCAATATTCAATTCGTTGGATTGAGGCCAAATTAAATCAATACATGAATAAGTTATTGGAAACTAAAGATGTTGATTACGTTATTGCGAGTGATACTGATTCGATTTATCTACGCCTTGGAGGACTTGTTACTAAAGTTTACGACAATCGAGTGGATGATATCAACGCTATTATCCGATTCATGGACAAGGTCTGTGATGACAAGCTTCAGCCGTATATTGATAAGTGTTATCAGGAGATTGCTGATTATACTAAAGCTTATGCGCAGAAGATGCAGATGAAACGTGAAGGCTTGTCCAATAAAGGTATCTGGACTGCCAAGAAACGATACATTCTAAATGTATATAACAATGAAGGTGTACAATATAACGAACCAGACATGAAGGTCATGGGTCTGGAGATGGTCAAATCGTCTACTCCACAAGTTATCCGTGAGAAGATGAAGCAGGCAATCAAGCTGATGATACAAGGTACGGAACAAGACATACATAAATTCATTGCCGACTTCAAAGAAGAATTTAAAAATCTACCTCCAGAAGAAATCTCCTCACCCCGTGGTTGTAACGGATTAGCTAAATACTATGATGCAGCATCCTTTTACAAGTTAGGAACACCAATTCACGTGAAGGGTGCCATTTTATACAACTATTATCTTAAAGAAAAAGACCTTACTAAAAAATATCCTTTGATACAAGAAGGTGAAAAGTTAAAGTATAGTTATCTAAAGATGCCAAACCCATTCAAAGATACTGTCATATCATTCCCAGGTAGATTACCAAAAGAATTTGGATTACATGATTACATAGACTATGATACTCAATTTGACAAAGCCTTCGTTGAACCAATCAAAGTTATATTACAATGTATGGGTTGGAAAACTGAAAAGACAAGCACACTAGAGGATTTTTTCTCATGATTTTTTTAACACTACTATCAGCATTATTATTATCCGGTATTGCCGGATATTATTCTATACTTGGTCTAGCCGCCATCTTTACAGGTGCGTTTTGGCCAATAGTTTTTATGGGGTCAGTTCTTGAATTGAGCAAATTAGTTACTACATCATGGTTGTATCGTAATTGGAAAACTTGCCCCTTTTTATTAAAGACATACCTAACATCAGCAGTTGTTATTCTTATGTTGATTACAAGTATGGGTATTTTTGGTTTTCTATCTAAAGCACACATTGATTCAACAATGGATTCAGGTGCCAATACTGTTGAGATTAAAATACTAACACAACAAGAAAAGATTACCAAAGAAAGATTGGAATATCTATTGGCTCGTGCCAAAGATCCATCAACGGCAAGTAATCGTTTAGATAAGCAAATTCAGGATACACAAAAAGAATTAACCGAAATCAATAAGAAACGCTTACCATTACTCAAAGAGTCCAACAAATTAGTGGCAGAAGTTGGTCCAATAAAATATGTTGGTGATATGATATATGGTACAGATGATGACAATGCCATTGATAAAGCAGTAAGATTGGTAATCATGTTAATCATGGTTGTATTTGACCCCTTAGCTGTGTTATTATTGATAGCAGCAAACATATCAATGCAACAAAGAGTTAAAGTACCAGAAGTAGTAGAACCAAAACCAATAGAACCAGAGCCAGTAAAAGAACCAAAACCTGTTTCTGTAACAGAGACAGTTGAAGTTGATATAAAAAACATAGCCGACATTGAAGAAGGTTATGGTCGTAAGAAAAGAGGGTTTCCCAATAGAAAGGGAAAACTAGAACCTAAGTATGATTATGATGCTGAATATGCATTTCGTGAAAAGGAAATTAAATGAGTACACTTGACAAAATTAAAAAGAACAGTAGTGTTAAAGAATCGGCTATATTATCTAAGTCGAAATTTTTCACTAATAAAGATATGATAACTACATCGGTGCCAATCATCAATGTGGCTTTGAGTGGTAAACTGGATGGTGGTTTAACACCAGGTCTTACAATGTGGGCTGGACCATCGAAACACTTTAAGACTGCTTTCTCACTTTTGATGGCCAAATCCTATCTGGACAAATATAAAGATGCTGCACTACTTTTTTACGACTCTGAGTTTGGTACTCCCCAATCTTATTTTGATTCTTTTGGTATTGACACTAATAGGGTGTTGCATACTCCTCTTACTGATATTGAACAGTTGAAACATGATATAATGCAACAACTAACCCAGCTTGAACGTGGTGATAAACTAATCATTGTGGTTGACTCTATTGGTAACCTCGCATCAAAGAAAGAAGTTGATGATGCAGTTGAAGGTAAATCTGTTGCTGATATGTCTAGAGCTAAACAAGTTAAATCATTGTTTCGTATGGTCACACCACATTTGAATCTAAAAGATATTCCAATGGTCGTAGTGAATCATACTTACATGGAAATTGGTATGTTCCCCAAAGCAATTGTAGGTGGTGGAACAGGTTCATATTATTCGGCTGATAATATCTTTATCATTGGTCGACAGCAAGAAAAAGAAGGAACTGAAGTCGTTGGTTACAATTTTATTATTAATGTAGAAAAGAGTAGGTATGTTAAAGAAAAATCTAAAATACCTGTTACTGTATCTTTTGATGGTGGTATTAGCCGTTGGTCTGGCCTGCTTGATATCGCTATTGAATCCGGCCATGTTATCAAACCCTCTAATGGATGGTACTCCAAGGTAGACAAAGATACAGGTGAAGTAGAAGATAAAAAGTATCGAATAAAAGATACTGATACTAAAGATTTTTGGTTGCCAATTATTACTAGTAAATCTTTTCAAACTTATGTGGAAGAAAAGTATCGTGTAGCATCTGCCGAGATTATGCAAGGTGGTGAAGAAGATTTGTTTGATGATATTGTTACAATGAATGGAACTGAAAATGCTTGAAGGATTTGATTATTGTTTTATATACCCAAAGGATGATGCGCAAGCAGTTCACATCCGTTTGCTCGTTGGACCCTATAAAGATACTATCTTCAAATATGGTAAAGTTAAATTTGAGGAAAAGAATGACCAGGTCTATTTACTTTTCGCTTATGATGTGATAGAATCCATAGTGGACAAGCCTAGAAAGCTTGAAAAGGATGAAGCATTTAAGAACTACATTGGTGATTTACTAGTGGAGATTATGGGTAGCAACATAGATGAGGAAGTTACTGATGAAACTGGAACAAGCGATATTAACCAGCCTGATTTACAATGAAGATTTTTTAAGAAAAGTATTACCATTTATCAAACCTGAATATTTCTCTGACAGAACAGAGAGGACATTATTTAATGAAATTACATCATTCACGGAAACTTACAATAGCTCGCCGGAGATTGCAGCGCTTAGCATTGCCGTCAAGGAAAAAACAAATCTTACAGATGACGAAGTTCAGAAGTGTGAAGATTATCTTTCAGAAATTGAAAAAGATAATAATCCAAAAACCGAGATTCAATGGCTTGTTGATAAAACAGAAAAATTTTGCCAAGAGAAGGCAATTTACAACGCAGTATTGGGGTCTATTTCAATTCTCGATGGAAAAGATAAGACCAACGATAAAGGTGCGATTCCCAAGATATTATCGGACGCTCTCGCAATAAGCTTTGATACCACAGTTGGTCACGATTACTTACAGGACTCAGATGAAAGATACGAATTCTACCACAGAAAAGAAGAAAGAATCCCTTTTGACTTGGATATATTCAACAAGATTACAAAAGGCGGACTACCTGCTAAGACGCTCAATATCGCTCTTGCCGGAACTGGTGTGGGAAAAAGTTTGTTCATGTGCCATATGGCTGCAGGAGCAATGGTACAAGGTAGGAATGTTTTGTACATCACACTTGAAATGGCCGAAGAAAAAATAGCAGAACGAATTGATGCCAATTTATTGAATGTAACTCTTGATGACCTGATGGACTTACCAAAGGATCTTTATGATAAAAAAGTTGAAAGAGTTAAAAGCAAAACTACTGGTAAACTAATCATCAAAGAATACCCAACAGCATCAGCCTCAACTATCCACTTTAGGACACTACTTAATGAACTCAATCTCAAAAAATCTTTTATCCCCGATATTATATTCGTGGATTACCTTAACATTTGTTGTTCAGCTCGCATTAGGGCTGGTTCTAATATTAACTCCTATACCTACGTCAAATCTATTGCTGAGGAACTTAGAGGACTTGCGGTTGAATATAACCTACCTATTGTATCTGCGACTCAAACAACTAGAAGCGGGTTCACAAGTTCCGATCCAGGACTAGAAGATACATCAGAATCATTTGGTTTGCCGGCAACAGCAGACTTGATGTTTGCTTTGATTACAAGTGAAGATTTGGAAGCACTTGGTCAAATCATGGTAAAACAATTGAAGAACAGATATAACGACCCATCATACTATAAAAGATTTACAGTAGGAGTTGATAGGTCTAAAATGAAGTTGTATGATATTGACCAATCAGGTCAAATGAATATTATTGATGCAGGACATGATGATAAACCATTGAACACCTTTGGTAATCGTGATAAAAAATTTGAAGGCTTCAAAGTATGATATTAGAAAGAGTTGATGCGTTGTATTGTGCCAAGGCATTCCATGATTATTTTAATGGTACTGTGGACATTGAGCAATACATGAGAGAAGAAAAATTACAATCAATTGCCAAAT